ACATACAAACCAGCCTGTACAGCCGCACCAGTCCATATAGTTGTTTTCGCGGTCGTTACAGTACCTTCGCCAAATTTCCAGAATTTCTCTTTTCTTTCTACCAAGCCTCTAGATATATCAAAATGATAATCATTTATTGCTCTTGCATTACCCACGGTTTACCCCTTATGAAAAAACCCCCATAGCCGGACAGAGGAGACTGAACCGACCACAGAGGAAAAACACAAATCTACGATTCAGCGCCTTCTGTAGCAGAAAGAACAACAACTTCTTTAGGAAACATCACGTCTGTACCGAAAACATAAAGCCCTTTTACATACTCAGCGAATCTCTTTTCAGAATCACCAGCAGTAACTTTTTGAACCTGAGCAACCAATGGAAGCGCTCTATCAGTATAGGCCATGATTTGGAACTCATCGGAACCAGCACCAACCGCAGCCAAAGACTGAGATTCAACAATGTTAAACCCAGCAAATCGGATAACTTCGCCCTCTTTCCAGATACCATCTTTATTGGTTTCGCCCAATTGAGTATCGAGACCAGCTTGAGCAAGCTTTGACATAAACCAAGTAGGAACAACCAACCAGCGATTTTTTCCGGCATTTTGAGCGGCAAGAATGTTTTTCATCTGGTAGATATAAGTGTCTACATTCGCAATCGTAATTGCGATAGATGAAGCGACAGCACCAATCTTATTGCCCGCTGGAATTCCGGCGTCATTGTACTGACTAAAAACCTTTGTATCAGCCTGAAGGGCTAATTTTTGGGTATAGGTCAAGATAGCCGGATCTTTAATACTCGCCTGAGACTGGGCGACATCTACATCATCGACATAAAAAGCAAAATACTTTTTCTGATCAATGGCAATCGTCCCCCCTTCATCGGTAAGATCTTCGATAGTGATATCAGTACCATCATAATCGCCGATGGTTCCATCAACAATGCGGCTCGTGTGAATCGCAGTTGTTCCAGCCGCATCAACTTGATACTGCCCACCAGTAACCCGAAGAGCAATAGAGGTTTCTTGAGCAACAAGCTCAACTAACGCGCTCCACTTTTCAGAAAGAAATTTAGTAATCGCCATAATTCTTTATCCTTTTATTCTTTAGCCTTAGCTTTTAAATAAGTCTTCCAGTCTTCTCTGGAAGCACCTTCGCCAGGCTCTTTTAAACCGCCACTTGCAACGGTCTTTGTTGAGACCTTGATATTATTACCATCAAGAACGCCCTTTTTTACATCCGTTCCAAACTTGCCAAGGATTTTGACGCCCTTTTCAAAGTTGGCCTTAGATGTTTCCGCATTGTCTGAAACGAAAAAGTCCAACAATCCATCGGGCAAACCAGCTTCTTTAAACATAGCCCGCCCAATTTCCTTATTTGCCGTCTTCATTTCTAACAATTCTTTCGTTGCTAGTTTTTGTTCAAGAGCAAGCATTTTTGAATCACTCTCATCAAGCCGGATTTGTTCCGGTGTTTTGGTTTTTGATTGCTCAACATGTGCAGCAATCCCAGCATCAACAGCAGTCTTAAAACCCTTCTCTTTGAACGTCAATAAAGCTTTAGTTGTCGCTCCATCAATCGCACTCATGAACTGTTTTTCAAACTCCGGATCTTTCCGAGCTTCAACCAAATCAATTTTAACAGGATCAGGACCAGCACCGCCAGCATCCCCACCATCACCGCCGCCATCAGCGCCGCCATCAGGCCCCATTAAAAACCTAACTCCATTTATCAAAATTCCCATCTTAAACTCCTGTAGTCCGTTTTTCAGTACTAGCCTGAATGCGTCCTATTTAATTTTCTATTAATCGCCTAAATTATAGACTGTCTTATCTTTTTTGACAATACGCCTAGAATACCTTATACAATGCGCACCAGTCCGAATCTAAAGACTTATAGCCAGATCCTTTCATGCTATCGTAGAACTCTTTAAAGTTTTTGTCACCGACGGTAAAATGGGTCCCTATTGAGCCCTTTGTAACATGACGAATCATAGACCATTCAAAATCCTTATCCTCATCTTTTACCCAATCCCAAAAAGCGTACTTACCATCATCAATCACGCCAATTTGGTGCATACGCTTATTACCGATTAATACATGGTTCAATATCTGGTCTGGCTTGATCACAGAGCAGTTAATATCAATATACCCATTTCTTACAAATAGATGATAAAAATTATTTATCTCGGATACTGTTAAAACCGCTTTATTCTCTACTTGGGCCATCCACAACAAGCCCAACAAATAACACCCGCTTTTCCTTATCTTGCTCAATAACCCGCTATCTCGCTGATACACCATATTTTCACCTCTCAATACTGTATGTGACAACTATTAACATGATAACCCAAATTATAGGAATCATTTTTTACGCTTCCTAAAAGTGGTTCTACACTTACAATTAAACTCGCCAGGGATCGGAGCAAACGCGAACTCACCGAGCGGGCCATGGAATAACCCGTCCTCATCGGCTACTTGCTCATCATAAAACTGATGGTCAGGCCGGATATTGTCACCCGTCGTATGATGGACTTTCTCATACTCTTCTTTTATGCCGGACTCTTGATAATAAGCCTCTTGAGCCGCAGCCCTTAGCCTCGAAGTTTCTGTTCTAGCGAGTAATTGAGCCCGCTTTTTAGTGACCCCAACCTTATTTCTAAGATTTATCGCTATTTCTTCCTCTGTAAAGCCCGCATATTTTCCCTGAAGGATCACCTTTTTTATGTTCTGAATTTCCCGCTTTGTGAAAGCATCTTGGTAATTACGGTCAAAATAACCAGTAAAAACAGATTCCCCCTGGATAGCGTCAAGAATTCCTTTATGGTACTTCATTGGTAAATTGTAGTTATCTGACAAATCTAAGAGCTTTTTTCTGATCACATCAGGGGTGGATTTTCGACCACCGTTAAAAAGATCGTCAAAAATAGGTATCAGCCCCGCCAACTCATCAGAGATGAAAACAGTAGGGGCCTTTTGCCTAGTCATAAAACCAGGTAAAAGCCGTGCTAATTTATCGAGTAGTTTTTGGACAAAACTTTTAGTTTCACCTTCGAATGCCATTAGATTTCATTTACCACTATTTCTGGCTTCTTGGTTTGAGCGATCCTTAAGAGGTCATCCTCTTCAGCGCTCGCATTGGCTGCGATATCTTGATAATTATCCCAACCAATAACTTTTAGAGCGTCCTCTAACTCAATAGTAGCACTCAATAAAGCCAATGTTCGCGCCTCAGCCTCTATATCTCTTGGGAAAGTCCTCTTGAATGTATAAGAAATATCTTTTTCATCGATGTTTATACCGTCATGAGTCCTCATCCAATAAGCAAGGAGCCTTGATTGCTTGTATAATGCCGCTCTCATATATCGCTCAGTTACGGCCGCCGTATTCTCAAGCCTCAACATTTGCGCCTTAGCTGCGAAAACGCGTTCAGTAGAGGCCATTTCCTTAAGATCCAAACTACCAGAAGTCTCAAAAATATGCGTCCTGAGAACGCTAAGCATGTTTTGGATAACAACATCATTGATATTTTTCTCTAAAAATTGGGCATCACCCATTTTTTTCCCATCTTCAAGGCCACCGAAACTCATGGTTGACGCCTGTTTCATCCAAGTATTAATATCTATCGGATTGCCATTAGAGTCCTTCCCTGTGTATAAATCGCCCCAGACCATCAAATAAGCAAGCCTCATTGCTTTAACTTCCCCGCCCGTATCGCTGATTATCTCATCGTATAAATCCATGAGCTCCACAGAGTCTTCACAGTCTGAGACTTGCAAATCATTGTTGATTATTGGGAAGATTGGCACCTCTTGGAAGTTGTGAGCCTGAGAATCCCCAACCTGAGCGAATACCGCGCCGTCTTTTTGCTCATGATAGGTCACAGTCGTTTTGTCGTATATGTCGCAATGACTGGTTTTTTTCCCAACCAAATCAACAACATCATAAAAATAGTAGGCCTTGTCCGGGTCTGTTTGATCAGGATCATACACAACACCCCAGCCATCTATATTTTTAACCAAAAAAACACCGTCCTTAGTATAGCAAAGCCGATGAGACAAGCCAGATATGGACGATTTACTTATTGATTCAGAGTTTACTATATCCATGGCATTTATCAACCCGAAGGATTTTAAAGCGTCCTCAGCCTTCTCTAGCGTGGCCGGATCGAGGTCTTTATCAATGCTTGGCGTGATCGACTGACCAACATAACCTACCTTCAAAGATATAATATTACCGAAAAAATCGACGTGCTTATTTGTATGAGAGGCCTTTTTTGCCTCAGAGACCGCTTTTCGATCATATACAGGGCAATTCTTGCGCCTGTAGTATTCATCCATATACTTTTGTCTGGCGCCGTATTGCTCATCATAGTATTTTTTTATCGCTTTCAATTCGTCGGACATATTAACCCCTATTATCTTAATTCAGTAGATGACACCTTAGCCATCCCAGCAAGTCCACCACCACGGCCAGACAATGCAACAACAGCATAAACCATAGCATCAAGCCTATTTGGGGAATCCCCTTCGCCTGTATAAGTCACCATTTCGTACTCCATATTAACGAATTTCTTTGAATGAGTCACCCGGCCCTCTTCATATAGAGCAGCCACAGGCTCAGCCCGAAGAATTTTACCCCTTTTAGCATGGACACCGCGATAGGAGACGTTTTTTCTTTTATTCCTGATTATGGTTTCTACCATGTCCCCGCCCTGGTTGGTCTCAGCAACTATCCTATCGGCCTCATATTTATCATACAGCATAAGGGCGATAGTGGCCCATTCATTGGGCGAACAGATTTTTGTCTGATCATCAATAATAACATACTCGTCTTTTCCCCTGATCTTACCAGCGACCACAATCCCGCAAGCATCAGAAGTGCTCTTGCTTGTCGTTGCCGGGTCCAGGGCTATAACTATTCTGTCATAGACATATGAAATATCCATAGAAGTGTGCTTGATAATCTCAGCACTCCACAAGGCCCCTTCTACCTCTTGCGTCAACTCACCGCCGAACTGGTGGTTATACTTTGCAAGATTAGTGTTCTTCATATTAGCAATGTATCTTGCAGACTCAGGAGAAAGAAAGGGATTCTGAGGGTAATTTATCTTTACAACTAAGGAACTAGGCTCGTTTTGCGCTATAAATTTCTTATAGACCGGATCTTCTGCCATATCAGGATTAAAGGAAATAAAAATCTTATTCCCCTTTACTCTGATCGTAGGAATTAGCACTTCAAGCGCTTTTTCCGTTATATCCACCGCCCCCTCTTCAATCCATGCGTAATCAGCGGCCTCTACAGACTTAATCCTATTCGGATTTCTTAAGCCCTGAAATATGAATTTTGACCCTGTGACAAGGCAAATAATCTTTTTATCAGTGATTTTAAAGAATTGACTCAGCCCAAGTCTGACAATCGTATTCTCTATCAAGGCTTTTACAGAGTCTTCTATACTCCGCATTGTCCCCTTGAGACATACAATCAACTTATTGGATTCAGTAAATGATTTAATTACTAAAATCGTAGCTATTCCCCATGATTTCCCAGAATCCCGCCCGCCATACGCAATTAAAAACCGCTCAGGAGCAGTCAAAAAAGGAACTAAAAGAGGATTTATCCAAACATCAGGAACTTGCCCGCTCACTCCTCGACCTTTGGAGCGCTTGAAACGATTGTCAGATTAGGGATTGTCACACTTCCGGAAAGCGCGATTTCTTGCTTATCCAACCCTCTCAGCTTTGATTGGTATCTCATGTACTCGGCTGGATTTTTCCTAAAAAGCGCGTCCATAGCTCGAACCATCTTACCAAGCCCATGCCCAGACATATCGAGAAAGTCTATCACTGTGAATCTAAGCTTTACTAGAAGATCATGACCCATAACTCCCGCCGACTTATTGCCTAGGTGATCACCATAAACGGCCTGATATGACTTAAAGACCTTTCCTGTCCTTATATATTCGATAATAAAGGCGATTTGCCTATTATCAGAGAGTGAGTATTTTTCTTTGATATGCTCCGCAATTTCTGCCGCACCCTCAAAGGCACTAAGATCCTCGGAACCATCGAGGGCATCACGATTGATACCCTCTAGGATCATCTTTGTGCTAGGCTTTCGCGCCATTCTTGCCCCTGGGCTTGCGAGGAGGATTCAAAGCATCCCCGTCAAGGTCAATTTCGGGCTCGGGCTCGGGCTCGGGCTCGGGCTCGGGCTCGGGCTCGGGCTCGGGCTCGGGCTCGGGCTCAATACTATCCTCTACACTCGCCACAACAGCGCCAGCATTAGCCTTATTAACCGCAAGCGTCTGAGCTTCTTCACCAAAAACCCCTGTAGCCGCTAGACGATCTTCAAGCGCATCAATCCGAGCAACAACAATTGCTGCAGTCTTTTGAGCGATTCTCTCGCCCTCTCTTCTCTGATTCATACTCATATTTTTTCCTTTGATAAGACCGCTCTCACAACCCTTACCATGTTTTTCGATGGAAATAATTTTTCTTCTATTATTTCGCCATCTTGGTTATACCCGCTAATCGTTACAACGGGAACTTTTTTCTTTCGGTCAACGAAACGACCTTTCTCATCAAGTATTCTACCATCTATAGTTATACTATTAATAGGGTGCCAAAATGCCTTAACACCCCAAGAGACCGTAAGCCCTTTAATCTCCGCAGTTTTAGAGGCCGAAATTTTACCACCAAGAATACCGCCCTTGATACCAGCCCGCCCCTCTCTCATTGCCTTTAAAAGCCTTTTAAGCCTCTTTTTTTTTCTCAAAACACCCTCCTCTTAAAATGGAATATCGTCTTCATACCCAGGATCAAAGGCCGCCGGATCCTTCGCTTGTGGCCGCTCTTCTTGTCTTGGTTGGCTCTGCTGGCCTGATTGCCCCTGAGGATTCCCGCCAAGTAATTGTACGTTATTGGCAGCGATTACGATCTTAGAGCGCTTTTGACCGTCTTGCTCCCATCGGTTTTGCCTGAGCTCACCCTGAACCCCGACTTGCTTACCCTTCAGCAAATATTTGCTTAGAGCCTCGCCTTGCCGACCAAATAGAACCACATCAAAGAAGCTTACCTCTTCGATCCACTCACCAGCCTTTTTTACTGACCGATTAACAGCAAGGGAAAAACTACAAATCGCCACCCCTGAGCCTGTATATCGTAATTCATTATCTCGG